CCAGGGAGTTTCAGCAGCAAGGCCAGAGCCGTAAACAGGCAGAGGCCTCGGCGCGGCAGGCTATCGCCTCAGAGCGCACAGGCATGACCGACCGGCAATCGGTGCTCAATGACTCGTTGGCCAGCAACCGCAACGCCGAGCAGGCACGCGCTGACCTGGCCATGATGGATCGAGGCGATATCCCGCCGCGCTTTGTTGACCGTGTCACCGAGCGCGCTGATGCCATCGTCAAGGGATTCGAACCCAACAAGCTGGCGGCCGGTGTGGCCGAGGGCAACAAGGTCTCGCTCGAGCAAATCGCCCGCGGCGAAATCAACCGCATCCTGAACCAGATCGAGGACGCCAGACCGAAGCCAACCGCCAAGGAACTGGATATTGGTCAGCGCGCCCCTGAAACGGCTGTCGAGCCTCCTGCATCAAAACCGGCAAAAGGTGCATCGGAAGGGGGTAAATCTGCATCAGAACCCACAAATACCGCATCAAATGACGGGGCAAAAGCGGAAACGCCCGGCACTGACGCCACGTCCGATCCTGTGTTGCAGGTGGCTGATGAGATCCTTTCGCGCACCGATGACATCCGGATTTCTACCGGTGCCACTGATGCCGACGGCAATGCGGTGACTGTGTCTGCGCGTGAGCTGCTGGCCGACGCTGACGCCGACATAGCCAAGGCCGAACACGAGTCGCAAGGGTTCTTCGCTGCGGCTGCATGCTTCCTTCAACGCGGCGTGTAAATAGTCGGGAAACCGTCTGGCTCCCCCTCATAGGCTTGCTTCCACCCCACAGGAGGCAAGCCCATGCGCCGCGAATGCATCACCGCCGTTGCCCAAGCGATTGGCCGGTCACTCACCCAGCCCGAAGTCCAAGGCATCGAAAACCGCATCAAGCGCAACATGCGCGAACTTGCGCAGAAGGACCCCACCTGGCAGACCAAGACCGAAGCCGACCGGCTCAATGAATCCGCTGCCCGTGCCGCTCAGGAACTGGTGGCCGAGGCGCAATTGAAGAAACGCCGCGTAGCGCTGACCATCCTCGCGCACGATAAGATCGACAGCTACATGAAGCGATTCCCCGACAGCCCACTTGAAGGGCTGGACCGCATGCTGGCGTTTTCCAGCGACGGCAAGAGCGGGATCCTGTCCATCGAGTCAGCCACTCGCGCCATCCGCGACGACTCCATAGGCAAGATGCTCGACGTCATCGATCAGACCAAGGGCAAGTTCCTCGGCCTGTTCCAGGATGAAGCGGGCAATCTGGCGCTCGTCCGTGAACTGCACGGAGAAGACTCCGGCAGCGCTACCGCCAAGGCTGCGGCCAAATCATTCAGCGACGTCACCGAAGCTCTGCGCCAGCGCTTCAACCGTGCAGGTGGCGATATTGGCAAGCTGGAAGACTGGGCCATGCCGCGTGATCACTCGCAATCCAAGGTCGCCAAAGACCGCGACACCTGGGTGTCGGATCACCTGAACTGGGCAGACCGTGGCAAGTACCTGAATGAAGACGGCTCGCGCATGAGCGACCAGCAGCTGACGGAGTTCCTGCAGCACGCTTGGACCACGCTGGCCACCGGTGGCGTCAACAAGCTGGAACCCGGCAACGCGGCAGGCAATGGCATGCGGGCAAACCGTGGTAACGAGTCCCGCCAGATCCATTACAAGAACGCCGAGGGCTTCATCGCAGCCCAGAAGAAATACGGCGAACGCAACCTGTTGGAGCTGCTGATAGGGCACATCGACCGCGCATCGCGGGATATCGCGCTGGTGGAAGGCATGGGCCCAAACCCCAACAACCAGATGCGCTACTTCCTCGACCAGGGTCAGAAGACCGCCAGCGAAGCCAAGCCCAACAACGCCGACAAGATAGCCAAGCAGCGCAAGCACATCGAGAACCTGTACGAGGAAGTCGCCGGCACCCGCGAGCCCCCAGCCTCGGCAGCCATCGCGAACGGCTTTGACACTTACCGCGCGCTCAATGTCGCCAGCCGTCTGGGCTCTGCCGTCCTCACGTCGGTGACTGACCAGGGCACATTGCTGATTACGTCCGTGATGAACGGAATGCCGGCGCTCAAGGTGTTTGCCAACGAGATCCGGATGCTCAATCCCCTGAGCCGCACTGACCGGCGTCAGGCCATGCGTGCAGGGCTTGGCCTTAACCAGCTGATCGGCAGCCTGAACCGCTGGGGCGCTGACGGACTGGGCACCACTGAGCAGATGTCCGGGCGCATTTCCAAGTTCAGCCAGACCGCTGCGAGCAAGGTCATGCAGGCATCAGGCCTCAATGCACTGACCGCAGGCACGCAGCGTGCGTTCGGCGCCACGATGATGGACACGCTTGGCGAAATGACCCGCAAGCACAACGACCTTGCAGCAATGGACCCGAGCGACAGCAAGCGCCTGATCGGGCAGGGCGTTACCGACACTGACTGGTCTGTTTGGCGGCTTGCACAGCCCGAAGACTGGCGCGGTACCGGCGACACCGTGCTGACGGCGGGGAGCATCTACCGCATTCCTGACGCCCATCTGACCGGGCTGGCTCAGCAGCTCAAGACGACGCCGACACGGCTCAAGGATCAGGCCGCCACCAAACTGTTGGGCACGGTGCTCGACGAAACAAACATGGCAATCATCGAGCCTGGTGCCCGAGAAAAGTCTTTCATGCAGGGCGGTTTCCAGCGCGGTACCGCAAAGGGCGAGATTGCCCGCTCGTTCTGGCAATTCAAGAGTTTCAGCGTGGCCATGATCATGCGTCACGGGCAGCGCGCAATGGCTCAGGAAGGCTGGGGCAAGGCCGGTTACATCGCCGCGCTGTTCTCCACCACCACCGTGCTGGGTGCGCTGGCTATCCAGCTGAACGAGGTCGCCAGTGGTCGTGATCCCAAGAACATGACCGACGACAAGACCTTGGGCGTTCCGGGCCTGCGCTTCGGTGTTGCTTCAATGCTCAAGGGCGGATCGCTTGGCCTGTATGGAGACTTCCTGTTCTCCGACACGTCGCAGGGCGGCAGCTCACCGCTGGCAGCACTGGGCGGCCCCATCGCTGGCGATATCGAATCGATCTTCAAGCTGAAGGACTCGGCCGCTGACGGCGAAGTCAACCAGACCGGGGGCAAGCTGGTGCGCCTGCTCAAGAGCCACACGCCCGGCGCGAACCTCTGGTACACGAAGGCCGCCCTCGATCACATGATTTTTCACCAGATGCAGGAGCATTTCTCGCCGGGCTACCTGCGCAACATGCGATCGCGCGCACGCAAGGAGTTCAAACAGTCGTTCTGGTGGGAACCAGGCGAGACAACCCCAAGCCGTGGCCCTGACCTTGGCGCAGCCGTAGGAGATAACTGATATGCGTAGCGATCAACTGGACCGTATGCAGCACCTGGCCGAAGGGCTGGCCGAAGTCGTGATCACCGAGGCCGACCCAAGCCAGTGGCCAGGGCACGACACGCCATTGGGCGAACTTACCCAGAAGGATCGAGGGGACCGGTACTGGTGCAAGAAGAACGCCGCCGCGACCATGACGTTGCTGGTCAAGGTGATGAGCATCTGCGGCACGCTCAACCGCACCAAGGCCCCAGCGGGCAGCGATGATGACGAGGGCCTAGATAACGACATCGCCCGCGCCGAACGGGAAGCGCAGGCGCTGCTGGAAAAAGCGCAGCAAGGTGGCCATGTCCACTCAGCCACAGCGCCCATACGTTTCCCTGCTGGCGTTTTTCCTCATGTGGTCCAAGCGCATGGGGTGGAAAGTCCCGGACGTGCATGTCCGGGCGTGCCATTGGCTGGAGCACCGTGGAAACCTCGCGGTGCTTCGCTGTTTCCGGGGGTTCGGCAAGTCGACGATTCTGGCCGTGTACAACGCCTGGCGGTATTACCTCGACCCGACCTATCGAATCCTGCACCAGTCGGAGTCGGACCCCACCGCATACAAGACCAGCCGCGATACGCAGAACGTCCTGCGCAATCACCCACTGACCAAGCATCTGTTGCCACCAGGTCAGGGCACCGTTGAACAGTGGTGGGTGCTTGGCGCTCAGGACTTCCGGAACGCCAGCATGTTTGCCAAGGGCATCCTGTCGAACGTGACGTCGGCCCGTGCGGACGAATGCCAGAACGATGACGTCGAGGTGCCGCGCAACATCCAGACCCCGGAAGCGCGGGAGAAGATGCGGTACCGGCTGGGCGAGCAAATCCACATCATGGTGCCCGGCGCTCGTCAGCTGTTCATTGGTACCCCGCACACCCACGACAGCCTCTACGACGAGATCGAAGGCCTCGGCGCCGACTGCCTGACGATCCGCATGTTCGGCAGCGAGCACCGGATTGAAGAGGCCAAGCTGCACGCCTATGACGTCCCGTTTGTGCCCGAGGTGGTTTTCTCAGGCATCGGCAAGCTGTCGCGCCTGCTGGTGCTGGGGAAGGACTACCAGCTTACAAAGACCGGCATTGCCTTCTTCACACCGCCCGGAACCTTGGTGGATTGCTACGCCGGTAGCGCATGGCCTGATCGCTTTGACGCTGCTGAGCTGGGTGATCGGCGCCGGAAAACCCGCACCATCAACGAATGGGATTCGCAGTACCAGCTTCACTCGAAGCCCGTCACGGAGGTTCGTTTGAACCCTGAGCGCATCATTCCGTATGACGTGCAGCCGGTCATGCGCTACGCCAACGACGCTGCAGCCATGTACCTGGGCGCAACGCAGATCGTCGGCGCCGTCGCTTACTGGGACTGCTCGCTGGGCAAGATCAAGTCTGACGCCTCGGCCTTCTCGTTGCTGCTGACAGACGCGCGGGGCCAACTCTATTGGCACCTGGCCAAGGGGCTGACCGGTGAAATCGCCGAGTTCGACGACAAGGACAGGATCATAGGTGGCCAGGTCCACCAAATCCGGCAGTTCGTCATCCAGTATCAAATCCCCCGGGTGATCATCGAGACCAATGGTCCGGGCGGTTTTGCCCCTTCGATCCTGAAACAGGCGCTCAAGGGCACAGGCTGCGGGGTAGGCGAAGAGCACAGCAGCACGAACAAGCAGAAGCGGATTCTCGACGCCTTCGAATCGCCACTGTCCGCGCGATTCCTGTGGGCCCACGTCGACGTGCTCCGAACGATCTGGGACCAGATGCGTGACTTCAACCCAGCCATCAGTGACCAGCCTGATGACTTCATCGATTCGGGCGCCGGCGCAATCAGTCAGACCCCTGTGCGCATTGGGCGAATAGTCGGGAAACCGACAGAGGTGAAGCGGGACGATTGGCGCCCAGATGCGGGCACCCACGAAGTGCAGGTCGATTACTAGCCCGCCAACACTTAGGGGCTCAGCATGTCAGTTCAAGATGGACCAACTTCAAAGCGTTACGTCACCAACGGCGTAACCACGATCTTCGCCATCCCGTTCCTGCTGCTCGAAGCCTCCGACCTTCGGGTGACCTTCAATGGCACTGTCATTACCTCTGGCTACACCATCACCGGCGTAGGTAATCCGACCAGTACCATCACGTTTACTACCGCCCCTGCTGCCAGTGGTGATCTTCTTCTTGACCTGGTCATCCCATTCCAACGGCTGATCGATTATCAGGAAAACGGCGACTTCCTTTCCAAGACCGTCAACAAAGACTTCGACCGCATCTGGCAGGCGCTCAAGCAATTGCTCCGTTATGCCGGAAGGGCATTGACGCTGGGAGAATCGGACGTCGACGGCGCTGGCTATTACCAGGCCAAGGGGAACGGCATCGCGAATCTTCGGGATCCTGTTAATCCTCAAGATGCTGCAACAAAAAATTGGGTAGGCAGCTTCATCGACTCAGTGAGCGGGGCGATCAACACTACCGTCGGCATCGCATACGACAGCGGCAATCTCTTCGAATTTATCCGGGACGGCGTTGGTCGCAACGTCAGCAGCATTGCCGCTCTGAGAAACCTAGCCAGCTTTCGAAACCAGCGTGCCGTAGTGCTTGGATACTACGCTGCGGGCGATGGCGGGGGCG